ACTGGCGAAGAAAATACAGAAATTCCTGAGCTAATGGTTGGCGACGAAGTTACCCTTCCTGACGGCCGTACTGGGATAGTCGTTTCTATTGAGGATAAGGCTGTTCTTGATGGTTCTGCTTATGAAGGTGGTGACAAGCCTGAGGAATTTGATGCTAATGGAGAGCCTATAAATAAGGAAGAGATTGGCAAACCCGAAAACTTAATAGCTGATATTCTTATAGACGATGAAACCAACAATATAGAGAAGTTTGCTGTTTCTGAGCTTAAGAAGAAAGAAGACGAAGAACTGGAAGAACTTCCTGATAATGATGATACTGGTGAGGGCGATGGCACTGGCGATGAATCTGGTGATGAAGAACTTCCCGAACCTGATGATGACGAAGAGAAAAAGTAATGTCTGAGAATACTGGAAAGCCTATAGATTTTAGCCTCCATATTGGGGCTAATGTTGCCCTTAATGGTGGAGAAGAAGCCTCTATATTAGATGTTAATAAGAATGCTAGAGGCCAAACTATAGTCGATGTTCAGTATGAAAATGGAACAATTGCTTCTGTTTATCCCAGCCAAATTGCTAAAGTTATGGGAATGGAAGAAGACATTCTTAACGGAACTGAAGAGGCGGCGGATGATATAGAGGGCATGGGCGGAAATGAAGAGCTATTTGGCGACGAGCTTGGTGGCGAAGAGTTTCCGCCTGAGCCTGAATCAGAAGAGGAAGAAGATAAAAATAAAAAAGTTGAAAGAACCATAAAAGAAAAAGTTCTTAATGAAAGCACTCCTGAAAGTGATGCTCAGGAAGCTATACAGGCTTATTTAGGCGATGACCTTAAAATAGAAGGCATCTATAATATTAACGAAGAAAGTTCGATAGACGAAATTAAAGATTTTATTAAAACTAATCTTAGAAAATTCCCCAGAAATATTTATTATAGCCGTACAGCTCAAGAAGGTTATCCTTTCGCTACTATGAAATATAAAGAAATTAGTCGTATGATGAAAGACGAAGAAGACGCAAATTTTGGCATAGAAACTTATAGTTTCCCCAATTATTTAGAAATGTTTATAGGCAAAGATAAGTTTAATCAAGTCTTTAATAAAAATAAAACGGAGAAGACAATGGCTGACAAAAAGAATCTTAAGGAAAGCTCAATGAGCCTGACTGCTCTTAATGCGCTTAAACAGAAATTTTCGGAAGGTGAAGTTCTTATTTCCGTAGCTCAGAATATGCCTGAAGCTTTTGACGAAGTTATAAGAAATGCTATAGCTGAATCTCTTCAGGAGCATGGCGTTGATAAAGACCAAATTCTTAATGCGATGAATGATGTTGCTGACCAGGCTCAGGAAGCTATGTTAGAAATTATTGAGCAGATGGAAGTTAAGATTAAGGACGCTAATGTTGTTGACCAAGCTCTTGAGAAGATAATTGAAATGTATACCAAGGCGGCTGGTGTTATGCATGAGTCGGCCGAAGGCGGCGACGGCGATTGGCGCAAAGACCTTGAAACTTGGGATGAGAAGTGGAAAGAGACTTGGGAAGAGAGAGCGGCTATAAAGGAATTTGACGGAAACATGGAGCGCGAAGCCGCTGAAAAGGAAGCTTATGATGAGGTTAAGGCGCAGAAGGCTGGTAAACAGGAAAGAACTGAAAGAAAACCCATGAAAGAATGCTATACTTTTGGTTTTAGAGGCGAAGTTATTAAGGTTAATGACCCCGTAATGGATATCTCTACTAATCGTAAGGGCGATGTCAAAGAGATAAAACCTGACGGTTCGGCTGTTGTGGTTTTTGGAACTAAGAAAGAAACCCACAAGAAAGCTACTCTTATGAAAATTTAACGAAGGTTTTAATTAACTAAATATGATGTAGTTAAGGAGTTAACGATGAGCAAGAAAATTTCTGACTTTCTGAAGGGTTCTGAAATTGGCAAGAGCCTTGATAATAAAACTTTAGCTCTAATAGATAAAGTTTTTGAAAAGGCTGTTGCTAAGGGTGTTGCTCTTCAGCTCGCAGAGTCTGTTAAAGCTGAAAATGCTAAGTTTAAGACTGAGCTTTATGGGACGATGGACGCTTATATTGACCAGGTTATAGAAGAGCGTCTCAAGGAAAATGTTATTGATAAGGCTAAGGTCAAGATGGCTGAAAAGATCACTAAGGCATTTAATGATGTTTTTGGTGAGATGTTCATGACCGAAGGCAATTCTAAGCTTGCTCAGCTTCTTAAGGATAAGACCGAAGAGATTGACAAGATTAAGGAAAATTATGAAGCTAATGTTAAAGCTCTTAAGGAGTCGTTTAACAAGAAGCTCGAAGAAGCCAATAAGAAGATAAAGACTGAAGGTCTTAAGTTTAACGCCGCTGATAAGAAGGCTAAGTTGGCTGAAGCGGCTAAAATTATAGAGGCTAACACCGAGCTTACTCTAGTAGGCAAAGGCAAGGCTAAGAAACTTATAGAAGAGAAGATTGAGAAGGGTGAGAAGTTTGATACTAAAGCGATTGTTGAAGGCGTGATTAAAATTAGCGGAAAGGCTAATGATACTCCGTTTCATGGTCGTAAGCCTGCTCCGGCCAAACAGCCTGAGAGAGGCGGCAAAAAGGAACCTCTGAAAGAAAATTTCGGAATGGCGAATTATACTGCTCAGCTAGGTAATGGGTAATTGGGTTTTAATAATTGTTGAAGGAGACTTAAATGTCTGAAGTGATCACGGAAAAAGCTCTACTGAAGAAGTGGGAGCCTTTGATTAACCACAAGAATGCTCCCAAGTGTGAGAGCTATTCTGACGCGGTTAAAATGGCGAGAATTCTTGAGGAACAGGAAAAGCATGAGAAGAAGTTTGCGAAGCATGTGTTGAGCGAAGCCAACTATTCGGACCCGACTGGTGCGGCTGGCGTTCTTACTACTTACAAGCCGATTCTTGTTCCTATGATGCGGCGTATTGTCTCCCAGTTGATTTCGATGAAGATTTTCGGCGTTCAGCCGATGAGTGGCCCGTCTGGTGTGATTTTTGTGGTTCGTCCTGGTTATCAGAATAGTTCTGCTAGCGGCACGACTCGTAAGACTTCGAACATCCTTATCCTTGCTGACGCTACAGCGTTTGCGGTTGGTGACCCGATCACCGGCGGCACTTCGGCGGCGACTGGTACGGTTCTCTACAAAGAGAATAATACCGTCCTCGTTTCGCTTGGAACCACGACCGATTTCGTAGTTGGTGAAGAAGTTGACGATGCGGCTCCGTTTGCGGCTCCTGAGACTACGGTTTCGGCTCGTTTTATTCCCAGCCCGACCAATCCTCAGGAGAGCAATGAAGCTCTCTATCGCGCTGTGTTCCGTAACTATTCTTTCTTCACGTCTGTCCTTGCCGCTGAGCAGTCGACGACCGGTACGAAGGAAATGAGCATCGATGTGACGCAGACTAGCGTCATCGCTCAGACCCAGAAGCTCAAGGCTAAGTACTCTCTCGAACTCCAGGAAGATTACAACGCCATCCATGGTGAGGATGCTGAGTCCGACCTCATCAAGATTTGTAGCGATGAGCTTGTGAAGGAACAGAACCTTTATTTCATCGATTACGCTTTCACCGTTGCTGAGCGTAACCCGATTGAGACTTTCAACTACAACACGGCTGATGGCCGTTGGTTAGCTGAGAAGGCCCAGAACGCCGTGTCGAAGATCACCGTCGTTGGGAAGGATATCGCGACCACTTCGCGCCGTGGTGTTGCTAACCATGGTATCGCGACCAAGAAGGTTATCAACCTGATGGAAGACTCCGGCCGTTTTGAGAAGAAGGATGACTTCGTTAACATGAACGGCATGTACTACGGCAAGCTTGACGGCGGCATGGACATCTACTACAACCTCGACGACCCGACCAACTATGAGCGGATGTGTCTTGGTTTCACCGGTGGCGATAAGGATGCTGGCATCTACTTCGCCCCGTATATTGGTCTTACCCCCCAGAAGACGAATGACCCCGAAAATGGGAACCCAGTGCTTCATATGAGAACGCGCTATGGTCTGTATGAAAACCCGTTTGGCGCGGCCAATTATTATCGTGAGATTCGCTTCTCCAACATCCCGTAATATTTCAGCTTTATTTTCTTTCATAAAGTGGGAGCCGCAAGGCTCCCACAAAATTTAAAATAATTCCTAATTTATTTTAAATCAGCCCCAAAAGGATTTAAATTAACTATAGTGATGTGCTAACGGGGTTTGTTTATGCCAATCTTGCCACGAAGAATTTCACCATCTTTATGGAAATGATAATAATTTTAATCAATTAGAAGAATTCATTTTAAATTTTGACCCCCAATAATTCCCGCCCTTTCTGTTCTATAACTTTTGTCGGCATAATTTTATGAATTGTGGTTTGGGTGTTATTTTTAATTGTGGGGTTTAAAAATGAACAAGCGGCCGTGTGCAGAGAATGAATTGAAGAAATCTTATTTTCCTTTGATGATTTGTTTGACGAAAACTGGTGAAAATATGGTTGTTAAGGAACCGGCCGATATTCCTTCTGGCGTTGCTTTTAAAGTTGTTCAGACAAATGTTATTATTTTAGACGGGGAAAGAAATTAGATGCCGCAATATTTAGGTCTTCCTTATAAACCTATTCATGAACCTAAACTTAATCCTCATTTAACATTAAATGCTTATAAAATAAATGGGGTTAGGCAAGTAGGACAATGGGTTTGTAAAGATTGTGGTATGATAGGAGCTATGAAAGATTTTATTGATAAAGCTTGTACTAAAGAACATAAACCGTGTCCTCATTGTGGGTGTGCTCCTTTATGCGCTCCTAATTGTCCTGGAATAATGGCTATTATGGAAGATGATAAGGTTTATATAGCAGGAAGCGAAGGAAAAGAAAGAAAACATGGAAATGGATAAATAAAATGTCTAACAAAGCTAAAGATCGTTTCCCTCAGTTTGAAGACATTGAAATTACTGTTAAGACTAAAGTAGGCAAGACAGGAGAAGATGCTTACCGTGGGATTCATGATATTATGAAAATTGCTAGGTCTGTTGGGATTTCTGTTAAAAAGGTTTCTACAGAGTTTAATGGCGATGTTATTTCCGTAGAATATAAAGAACAATAATTCTTCTCAATAATTCCCAATTTCACAACAATTTTAATTGAATCTGGTTAAAATTTTAATGTGGTTTGTTATTTATTAGCTGGAGGATGCCATGAAAAGAAAATGGGAATACCGTTATCTTCATGAAAAAGCCGTTCGTGACGCATTTTTCAAAATGGCTGGTAAGGAAATTCCGAAAGATGAACCTTATGGAGTGTTGAAATACACAAACGATAAAATACTTCAATTCGACGGAAAGGTCTTCTTTCCCATATTGGAAAAGAGCGGTCATACACGGTCAGAATTCGAAGAATGTAAATGTTATATGGAGTACAGAAATGCAAAAGACTGAAAATATTAAGGATAAATAAGATGCAATTAAAAGGTCTTTATCTTCGTTTTCCTGACGGAATGCATACTTGGGGGTTGGAAGCACTTAACGATAAAAAGCTATATGATAAACTTTTCATGTGGTGGATGAAAAGCAAAGAAAAAGGATATGAAAAGTTGGGAGCGTTCAAGCAAGGAGACTCAGAATTCATGTCGCCTCATGGAAAAGAATGGCTGTATATAGAGTTTCTTGGAACATATGCTGAAGCAGATGTCTTAGAGATAGCGGAAAAGATAGCAAAAGAATTAAACGAAGAATTAAAAACTTATTGATGGAGAATTAAGATGGAAAAAGTTTATCCCACAACCAGAAGTGATCTGTTGCTTCTTGAAGTTCAAGTTAAACAACAGCTTGATTCAGGAGAAATAGATGAAAAGCTGATGTATAAGTACATCCAGACAAATAGAGATGTGATAGAGAGCGTCTATCGTCATCTTTCTAATTTGGAGGATGCTGTTGGACAATGCGAAAAAGACGGAATTGATAAGTTCCATGATGGAACTGAAAATTCTGTTTATCGTTCCTATAAAAATTGTGCAGAACAGCTTCGTCTTTATTTGACTAACGACAAGGAAGGGATTAAAGAATATGCCACAAGTATGAAGAAGAGAAAATTGCAAAGATGAAACCGGAAGACAAGGAGAAATATCTTAAAGAAAAGGAAGAGAAAAGAAAACAACAGGAACAGGATGAGTATGACGAAATTCACGGCGATATAATAGGAGGATAAAATGATAAAAATTTGTCCTATATGTAAAACACAGTATAATACTTTTAATCCAATAAGTCTTTGCTGTAATAAGTGTATTGAAACAGCAAAGAAAATTGTTGATAAAAAGATAAAGGAGAATTAAGATGACATTAGAAGAAGCAATTCGGATTATAGAAAATAGGCAGAAGAATGCCCAAGAACTTCGCAAAGCGAATGCTCAAAGTAGAAGTGAACACGGTGAATCAATTTGGTATGCAAAAGCACAAGTATACGAAGAAGTGCTTGGTCTCCTCAAAAATGTTGATGAAACCGAAAAAACTGATATGGTAGGAGGATAAAATGAAAGTATTTACACACACGGCTTTTGACGGTTTTTATCCTGTTGGAGTAGCGGCTGTTATTATAGCGGAAGATAAACAAACCGCTAAAATTTTACTTGAAAAGAAACTTGAAGAACTGAAAATGACGCAGTATGAACCAATAAAAGAAGAAGATTTTCAAGAAGTTGATATTAATACTCCAAGTGTTGATATTCTTAATGATGGAAATTATTGAAATAGAAATTAAAATTTAAGTCTTAATAAAAATTCTTAAATAAGATTCTCTCTAACTAATTTATTTGTTGTTGGAGAGAATATGCCTAATAATTCATCTAAATGGGTTAGTGAATATTATGATAGCCTTGGCCCTGAATGGCGGCTAACCCAAGATTTGCTTCAGGAAACAATTGATCTCTTCGGAATTCCTATGTTTTTCATTCCTAAAGAGATTACAACTAGGGATGATATCTGGGGCGGTCATATTGGCCAAAACATCCTAGATAAGTCCTATGAAGTTACGATGGCTCTTTTAACCTATGAAAATTTTAGCGAAGCCGGAACTCTCTTCGGGAAATTTGGTATAAATGTTTCCGATAAAATTAAGCTAGCTATGTGCCAAGACACATTTGAAAAAATAACTGGTTATGAAAATGGTTTAACAAGAGTTGGTGATTTAATTTATGTTCCTACTTTAAAGAAATGTGGAAAAGCTTTCTGGGAAGTTAGAGCCGTGGACCCAAATGACCGCAATAAATTGATGATGTTCGGGGCTAATCATGTTTATATTTTTTCCGCTAATGTTCTTAAACTCGATGTGACAGATAAATTTGAAAGTCCTGTCAGCGACATAAATGAAGTCCAAAGCTTCGTGGATGAGATTGGGAACCTGGAAAAAACAGAAGTTGATAGGCAGACAACTACAGTTGCTCCTGCGCTTAATGATTTTTCTGAAACAGACCCATTTTCAGGTAATAGATAATAATTCCTGTATAGGACAAAATAACTATTGTTTGGGATAATATTGATTTTGTGATTGGTCATTTAAAATTGAGTAGCAGTGGCTACAAAAGACAGGGTTTATAACAAAGAGATTATACCGGATTTTTGTTTCCTGTTGTACGGAGCCTCTTTTGTTATGAGGATTCTTGTCGTTAATATCGGGTGCTTTATCCTATAAAATTGGAGAAAAGCCTGGAAGCTCGCAATCCGGCCGTGGAACACAGTCGGAAGCTTTTAGAACTCGAAACAGGAACAATGACAAGAACCGGATATTATGTGAAAGCGATGCGACGGTATTGTAAGTAATATAGTAAAACCCTGTCTTTTGTGGCCATTGTTGAGAATATGAAAGAGTTAACTCGGAATGCCTCTCTTGGAAGGACGCTTAGCGACTTTCCAATGATTAAAGCACAATTTTCCGACTGGAATGAACCAGTATCGCCTGTAGGGAACGACAGGAATGAGTGTTTTAATTTGCCCCCACCCCCAGACGATAGGGTAGCCATGGAGCTAGCGCGATCCTCCCCGCGTTAAAATATCTGTGGCTACCCACTCCTTTTAGTCACACGGTTCATTTAAATATGAATTTGTGCGCTAACAGCAATGTGAGCGCCCAAATCAAGGATCTCTAGCTTGAGGAGGGTCGTGAAGACCCTCCAAATTTTTAAAATTTAGTTTAACTAAATTATTACTTTTCTCTAGGAGAATGTTAGAATGCTTCAAGTTAAATTTTCCCCCAATCAAGAAATTCTAAAACGAATTATCGAAGAAAACGAGAAAGACCCTAAATATTTTCGTTTTAAAAAGAGTAGCAATGGAAATGAAGTAGTTCTTTTCCTTCCTCATCGTTATTCTAAAGAATTTAGCGCAGACTTTATAAGAATTCCTAACTGGATTAATTGCGAGTATGTAATTAGAATTCAGGCTAGAGAATATCTAGATGATGTTAATACTAGGAGAAATGACGAAGAAAAGAGATATGAGATTAATCTTAAGTCTCATTGTTGGGGTGATATAGAAGGTCTTAAGCTTCGGCCGTTTAAGGTTGATGTTTATAATGGAAATAAATATGCTGATTTCGCTTTCCTTTACGGCGTAGAAGCTGTTTGTCATCGGGAAGATAAATACAATAGAGTCTATCTCTTTGAGCATCGGATTTTCGAGGTTAGTAGCAAAACCTTCATTCAGAGCAAAAATCTAATTTTTATCAGCAAAGATTATGCCGAGCACAAAATTCCAGCTAAACTCATTAAGTATAAAGATATCTTGAATTGTGCTTTTGAGAAAGCTATGAAACCGGAAGAAGAACATATGTATGTTAACCCAGAGTTTATTAATAGATTTACCGAAGAGAAATAGCTGTGACATTATATAAAGCGATAGTAGAAAATAATGATGATCCGCTTAAATTAGATAGAGTTCAAGCTCGTATAATTGGTATTCATCCTAAAGATTCAACTGTTTTTCCAACAGCTAACTTGCAATGGTGTGATCAACTTTCTCTGATTGGAAAATGTGGAACTCCGGATATAGACGATTTGGTCTATGTTGACTTTATTGACCAATTTCAGCAAAAACCAGTTTATTTTGGCCAAGTTAATTATGAAAAGACCTCTGGTTCTTCTGTTGAAGATTTGTACAATGGTTATGCTCTTCCGGCCGCTAGAAATCAAGATGATAAGATAGAAGAAACAAGACGGCATAACACGGAAGTTGTTAAAGGGAAGAAGAGAATTTATGCTGATGGTGATCTTCAGATTGATTATGAGGTTAATAAAATAACATTTAAGTCCAATACTCCTTTCCAAGATATTACCATAGGTGGTATGAAACTTCTTGACTTCTTAGTTAATATGAGTGTTATAGGTAATATGGGGTTGCCAGCCTACCTCTCGCCTGCTGACCTTTTAAAGCTAGCAAATGCTATAGGGGCTTCTACAGAAATTAAAATAGGAATTTAAAATGCCTATTAAGATTTCTGATTTTTTGCCGCCAGCGGCTTACCCAGATACTTTAGGACTTAAAATTTTAAACCAGATGGGAGATTACTTAAAACTTAGCATAGTTGCTATAACCATTCCAGTTGGCGGGGCTTATGTAGATATACAAACTCCTTATACAGACAAACTTAAGAATTTTATAATTGCTTATGCAAATACTCTTCCAGACAGAACCGTTGATTATGGCCATGGAGTTGTTATAACCTATACAGACAAACAATATGTATTAGATGCTTTAAGTGACCCAGCCAATAAGTTAAGTGCTTTAATAGCTGTTATAGAATCAACTTTTATAGGAACTCAAGCTGGCGCAATTATCCAGTTTAATTTACCTAATCCAGTTCCTCCTCCTCCGGTTTTAGGTCCAACTCCTCCAGGCCAACCATTTTTATATTCCTTAATTGCTGGAACTTTTTTAAATGCAATTCAACCGGTTTTGGGAGAACCAACGCCAATTGCATCTCAGGCGTTTGAAACTTTTATAACACAATGTTATGCGGCTAATGGGTTGGTGTAATGGGATTACAAGGGCTTCCTCCTCAAATGGCTCAAGCCTTAAGAATTTTAGGGCTTGAACAAGAATTTCATATTAAAATGAACTCTGCTAGAAGCTTTGAAAACGCTGTTGAAAACTTAGCAGAATTTAAGAAAGAAGCTTCCAGAAAAAGAAAGCTCCTAGCTAAACAATGCCATCCAGATTGTGGCGGCGATTTAAATAAAATGAAAGAAATTAACAACGCATTAGATGTTATAAATAAGATAGAGCTTGAAAGACCCAGGCCACAACCTGTTTTTGTTCAGATTCAGGTTGTAAGCGGTTGGTCTAGTAATGCATCTACAACCACTTCTTCCGGTTATTATTGGTAAGTGTATTATCTTCTATTTTAATTCTCGCCTAAAATTGTAACTAGTTTAAATTTAATAATTCCCAATTATTAGTATATTTTAACCAAAAGGAGTTATAATTTTTTGTTGAGGGTTTAGCCCTGTGTGTTATTTATCAATAAGAGGAGAGTAAGAGATGAAAGAAAACAAGAAGAACCTCATGGATGAAACCACCAGAAAAGAAGTTGCGGCGAAATTTTACAAAGACATGCAGGGAACCATGGTTGATCTGGCAGTTCGTTGGCAAGATGAGAAAGAGTATGAAGACATTAACGATTACGCGAAACCGATTAAACCAAAGGTTGAAGCTATAGGGGGAGAGTTTATTAAAATGATGAAATCTCCTTCTTTCGGGTTCACTTTCAAGCTCGGTATTGCTACCTACCGTATAAACCACGGCAAAACGATTTACAGTTATAAGCGCATCGCTTAAGGAGGAAATCATGCCGAGAGTAGAAACCCTTAAAGCCGCCAAGGATTATCCCGAACAGGGAATTCTGAAAGGCGAAACTTATTACAAGTGGGCTTTTCGTTTTGGTGGGGTTCACAAGAGCAAGACTTACCCGAAAAGAAGCCAACTGACGCAGAGCGAATTCCTTTCCGCCATGTTCGACATCGAAGACGACCGTCTTAGCTGTGAAGGATGCGAAACAGTTAATGATTTGGTTACGCTTTCGGAAGAAGTTGTCTCGGAGCTGGAAACCCTTCGTGACGATGTTCAGGACAAGATAGACAATCTTCCCGATAGTCTTCGTGATTCCAGTATGCTCAACGATCGGCTTAGTTCCGTTGAGGACATGATTCAGGAAGTGGAAGGAATTGACTTCGAAGAAGACGACTACGATAACCTCGAAGAACGCAAATTCGAGATGCGGAAGAAAGAAGACGGAACCGAAGAAAAGGTCTTTACGGAAACCTTAGACCAGTATCGTGAACGGATGACGGATATCATTTCTGATTGTAACCTTGATGAAGATGATGAAAAAGAAGACGCAAACAAGTTCTGGGAGGAAGTGGAAGAGGCGAGAAAAGCAAAGCGCGATGAAATGTTTGAGACGAAGAAAGAAGAACTTGGCGGAATAACCTACGGGGGAGAGTAATCATGGAAAAGCACACAACAGAACAGTTGAAAGAGTTATTGAGCAGGGCGACGAAAAAACTAGAGTATCCTTATGCAAACGAGGAAGAAGCGCAGCGCCGAAGTGAATACGCTATGCAGTTGTATAGCCTAGCCCCTACCCTCGCCGCCGAAGTCCTCGCCCTGCGCGACCGTGAAAAGGTGCTGGTTGCCGGTCTTGAGAAGTACATTTACTCTTGCTCTTGCCATTGTGGAGGGTTTGCGGGTGGCGAATTTGTGAAGCAACCTTGCGATAGGTGCGACCCGCTTATAACGCTATTGGGTGAACGCGCCGCCCTGATGACCGAGGCGGACAAAAAGGAGGGATAACCGATGAAAAGAAAATTGAGAGAATGGATAAAAAGACACTTTGGTCTTTACGACATTTCAGACTTGCGAGTTGGCGGTAATTGCGGTTGTTGCGGCGACTGGATGCCCGTTGCTATTGTTGAAAAAGAATGGCGGTGGAGCCTTTGCGAGAAGTGTATATGGGCAGGTATGACCGAAGCCGAACAAATCGAAGAAGCAAAGCGGAGGGGGTAATGAAAAGAAAAGAACAATTTTCAACGATTATATTTCCTGAAACTCCTGGGGTTCTTCCTTGGGAAGAAGGAAATGTGGAAGGCAAATGGGTTATAATAGACCACAAAGCCCTTCACCCCAAATTCTGGCATATGCAAAACCAACTCTTTCTCGCAACTTCCGGTTTTGGTTGTGAGAAGGATAAGGTTGGCCGGAAGATTTTCGGTTCACACATCGGAGGAGAAAAGGCTTGTTGGCAACGCGACGAGATAATCGGCATCGCGTCTGAGGAACTGATTCAAAAGGTTGGTAAACATATCAGCCCGAACAAAGAACTTATTATTGACGGAAGGTAAAGGAGAAAATTATGACGACACTTTTTATTCTTCATTTCGAACATGAAACAGACTCCATGAAGGAGTATGTTGTTATCACCGAGGAAAAGGACAAGTCTCAGTATGAAGAATACTGTAACCCCAATTTCAAGCTTACAAGCGTTACTGAGTGCGAAACGCTTGATTCGCATTGTCTTCCGCTTGAGTATCAGCTTCACCGCAAGATGTAGTAATTCCCATTAATTAATCCAATCAGTCATTTCTAGATAATAATCTAATAGTTGGCTCTTTATATATTAAAGGAGAGAACAGAAATGGCCCAAAAGAAATTTATGTTGTGTCTCTGGGGGCGGATGGGATCTGGGAAGACCTATGTTGCAAAGAAAGTACAGGAAAAACTCAAACAATATAACCCCCAGATAATGACAACTTCTTTATTCCTTAAAGAAGAATTTGAAAGCCTTACCAAAATGTATATTAATAGTCTTTCTTTCCCAGATGCTATTCCTTATATGAAACCCTATATCGATCGGTATATAGATTTTAAGTTAGCCGGTTTTACTTCTCAGGCTAGTCTAATGCAAAGGATTATCCTTCAGCGTTATGGAACAGAATTTCCTATCATTCATGATAATCTTAAAATTTGGACAACTAAACTTTCTGATCTTATAAATTCTCAGTATGATTTGAAGTTTGTAATTAACGATGGTTGTAGATTTCCTATTGAAATAGAAAATTTTAAAAACCATGGGATAGAAACTGCTCATATTTTTATAAATGTTAATGACAAAACCGTGGAAGATACTTTTAATGAAAGATATCCTAATACAGAGCCTTATTATAAAGAAATGACGATTAACCATTTTTCTGATACAGCTTTTAAAGGATGGCATAAGCTTAACGATTATGCTCAGTTTAAAAAGTATGACGGCCGTCTAACTGATTATGAAATAGACGAAGTTGCTAAATTTGCTGAAGATAGTTTTATGGGGGTTCTTCATGGAAGATAAAGAACTAGTGGTATCTGTTGGGGTTGATTATTCAATAAATAGCCCCGCAATTTTTATGAAGAGAAAAGAAGAAAATTATTATAAAGACGAAAAAGG